CCTGATTATAATTTATCCCTGAAGGCTCATATGAAGTTTGAAACAATATTTTTTGCGAAGCAGGTAATGCAATCCCCATGATATACAAAATGCTGACAATTTCAAAATATATTTCAGACCCAACAGTTTTCTTTGTGGAGACAATGTGGTTTATCAATTTCATAAAAAATTGATATGAATATAAACATCTTAAAAATTTGTCTTTTGTGGGTGTGTCGGTATTCCCTCCAGAGTCATCGCTATGTGCCGCCATGTTAAAATCAGTTTGAGGTTCTATTTTTGCTATGATATTGGAATACAACAGCTGACTTCCTGCGTGCATAAATGAAGATAAATAATTGAATATTCCCATTACAAATCCGTAAGGCACATTTATAAATTGAGCTGAAGTCTTGTTGTTTTTAACTGATATAGTAATTCTGCTTTCGGTTAAATCAGCAATATTGAAACTGTCAAAATTTGACAGTATATAGTTGCTTGACACATGGAGGCCGGTTCTAGCATTGTAAATTTCTCCATTGTAAATATAAAACCTAAAATTTTCACCTTTGTTGTTCTTGATGGTATGATAATTCATATTGTTTTCAACCACAGTCAAATCAGAGTCTTTGTGTTGATATTTAGTATATTTACCTTCTTCGCTACTGTGTGTGGTGTACCTTATTTCATCCTCAAAAAATGGCTTCAAAAAATCAAAATCGAATTTGCCGTCATGGTTATACCTTGCATTGTTTTTTAACCCATCTATTACATCTGACCGCCAAACAAAATTCTTGTTAAAATAAATTTTGCTGAAATGACTGAATTGACTCAAGAAATCACCTGGCAGAACTTCTGTCATGGCTGATATCATATCGAAATATTTTGCAAAATTAGCCCTAGGTCCCCACCTTCGGCAATCCATGGTTATGAAAAACCTTCTTCTTTTTTTGCCCACGGCTTTTTCCATTATAGTTTGATGTATCCATTGTGGACGTTGCGAACTGTTGAGGCTGATCAACTCATTAGGTAAAAGTTTGCATAAGTAAGCAAAATACTTTTCAAAAGTGCTAGTGAACAATTTAGTCTTGTAGTTCATCACATAAATTTCTCTCGAACCACCCCATTGCCATTTGTCCACCACATGAAAGTACACTCCGCCATACTCCTCTTTTATGCATTCTTCCATTCGGTCATATCTTTTATCGTCG